CATACTATCTCTCTTAGCCATTACTGCTCTCCGTGTATTGTTTTTGTGTGGATTGGTTCAATAATAAATATCAACTTTCTTATTTTTTGAAGTTTGGATGAGAGCTTTTATTCTTACGATTAGCCTTTTCAATCTCCTCATTTCTCTCTTTGTAGTGCTTAGAAAGCCTTTTAAAATAAAATTTTCTTAAATAGATAGGCATGTTATACACTTCGGAAAATGAAAACATGCCCTGAGAATTAAAGCTTATTTGAAATAGTTGTTCGTGTATTTCTGTTTTGTAGCTAAGAGGAAGGCCAAAGAAACGTAACGGTCATAGGGACCGTAAACTCCTTTTCAGTTCCTTCTGAATCTATATATTTAGATGTCATATCAACATCAGGCATTATACGAGAGACTTCATTTCTGAAAGCCATAGAGTCTCGTGATAAAAATTCATTTTCTACAAAGGAATTTATACTAGCTCTTTTACTATCACCATCTATAGAAACTATCTGATGCTTTAAGCGTGTAGTTAATCCATAACCAACACCATCTCCTATCTTTTCATATCCTGCTATTTCTTTTTCTATTTCTGTTTCATCAGTTGATGTAAGTAATTTAAATGTTACTTTTCTTTTCGTTGCAGGCAGCTCAAACTGAAATTCATTAACACCTTTGGATACCTTAGTCTCATCTAATTTCTTATCCTTCAAGGTGGTTAAATCAACTACTAATTGTTGTCCATCATACTCTACATTATATTCCTTACCATATGCAAGAATACGAGCAGCTATAAGAACTGCGTTTTTATCTCCGATTAGTAAATCATCTATTTTGATTGATTTATCTATTACTAAAGATTCTAATAACTTCTCAATCACCACACCTTTTTTAATTAAATTTGCCGATGTGAGGATATCCTCTTCTCTTGCCGTCATATATTTTATTTCTATTTTACCACTAGATAAAGGACTATCTGTTGGATATAGTAATCCTTGTGACGGCAAATCCACTACTTCCGTAGGGAATTTGACTTCTGCCATATTTTACTCCTATTGATTTATCTTAACTATAACTATTTTTTACCAAACTTTTCAGCAGCTGTAACTCCTAAACCGACAACGGTTATATACATAAAGCATTCTAATATCTTATCCTTAACCTCAAATGCTGTGAATGTATCTGCACCCCAACAACATATTAGCATAAAAAAAGAAGCGAAGCCAACAAATCTTTTTGAAGATATCTTGGCATCGCTTGATAACATTTCTTTTATAAATTGCATTCTGAACCTCTTAGAATTGTAAGATAGCGTAATCGTATCTTAGTGTTAGTGTTATGTCATTAGGTTCATTTGAATCCCAAGCCATATCACCGAAATTAGCAGATTGTATCATAGCACCTTTTAGTGTCCATTCCTCAACCTTATCACCTACAGGACCTAATACATTGAAAGTAATGTCTTTCTTATAGAAGTCTGAATACCCATCCCTACCGGTAACAGATTCTTTATGTAATCTTACCCATTCCATAACGGCTTGTGCGCCAGATGGAACAATTGGATCATAAAGAGTAACTTCTAAAGTATCCCAACTTCCCTTTCCTTTTACATATCTCTTTACATTGATATGATTTAATTCTATTTCTTCAAATGTTATAGATGGTCTTGCAGCAGTTTTTATTAAATATGCAGGTATCCCTTCAATATACATAATGAACCTATTCTTAACCTTTGGTTCAAAAGGAGTGAACATTATTTCGGAAGGATCTATTAAATCTGGCATTACAGTTCTCCTGTTAGTATTATAATTCTCATATATAAATATAAACATTTGAAAAAATCGATAGAAGTTATTACCTTATTATTTCATAGTTTTTTTATAGTTTTATAGATAATAAAAAAGTGGAGATTTAAACTAAAACAAAAAACCCCACTATAAAAATGGGGTTTTTCGCACTTTGTATGTGAATTTACTGATTATTCAGGAAAAGCAGCGCCTGTCGGCAATACTGAGAAGTCCAAAATAATAAATTCAGCTGTTCTTGTAGGTTGAATGAAGATTTGACCAACCATCTGATTTCTATCGATAACATCAGGTGTATTGTTCGTATCATCCATTACAACTTTGAATGCACTTAATCCACTATTGGATTGAACTGATTCTAAGAACGGATTCACAATGTTTAAGAATCTACTTCTTGTAGATGAGTTATTCTGTTCAAATACTAAGTATCTTGAAGAACTCGCAATAAATTTCTTCAATCTGATTAGTAATCTACGAACATTAATCCTATCTAAAGCAGATGGTTTAGCCTGTAGTGTTTTTTGTCCAAATACTACAACTCCTTGACCAGGAAATGTTGCAATTGGATTAACCCTACCCTCATAAAGAGTATCTCTATCAGTATGAGTAAGTTTCTTTTTAGCTATCCTAACTGAAGTTAAACCACCACGATTCAATCCAGCAGGAGCAAACCATTCGTGAGCTACACTATCTGTGAAAGCAATCACACCAGGTATAACTACTGATGGTGGCACCCACTCTCCCTTTCCTGTATCGGGACTAGCAATCTTAACCCACGGAAAGTAAGTAGCTACATAGTTTGTATCTAATGTTTGAACATTAGCAACGGCAGTATCTACTGTATCATCCCACTTAGCAGAATCCATAACATAGAAAGCATCAGCTCTCGCCTCTACCTTATCTATAGCATGATTTGTAACAGATGGATGTAGTGAATGAATAATGCCTGGTGTTACCAACATATTAATATCAATTTCATCAGGATTACTTATAGTATTAATAGCTTTTTTATAAGCAACTGAACCACTTTTTGATGAAGCACTACAATCAAATCCCATTACATTAGCAGCGGTTATATCACCACCTGTATTAGGTGTAATTGCTGGAGACCTTCCATCAAAACCATGTTGCATTGGAACAGCAAACTTCAACTGAACCTTTGGAGATGATGTTGTAAGCTTTGAAGCGGCGAGAACAAATCCAGAATATTTAGCTATCTGATCTGTAGCATCACCCTGCGCTCTACCAGCAGCTGCTGGAGTGTTATGTCCATTAATACCTTCTGAACCACCAGCACTACCAAATCCATACATATTTGTCAATAGAAAATTAGTATTAATACCTGTAGTAGCACCTGATGGAATAGCAGATTGATATTGCTGATTAAGAGAGCAACTTATTGAATGAAAATATGTTTCATCTATTTTAAATCCATAAGGAACATCTGGGTTGTATACAAGCGGCGTTGTGTCTTTTGCCTGAATACTTGAAGTTGTTACAAATGGAACAGTTTTAGTAGTCGCAACCGGATTATATGGAGCAGCATATCCCATAGGCATAAGACTCTTATTACCAGTAAATGTTTTTTCATCATAATCACCAAGTCTGATATATTGCGATTGATTAGCATAATCACCATTTAAAGTTACTTCACCAGCAGCGCTTACAGTATTGAACTGATCTCCAATTACTTTTGGAGCGTAGTTAGATGAATCAGGATCAAAATTTAGTCTTGTAAAAGTTTCCAATGGAGAAGCCTTACCAGCACTAACTCTTGATACTGTAAGTGTGAATTGAGCATAATCCGGACTTGAATTGCCATTTAATGGTCTGGTAACATCAGAAATTGTTACAATGTTTTGATTTCCTTCGATACCATCTATTCTGTTGTAAACCTTAAACAATTCGGTGCTATCTTGCGCAATTATAAAAGGTGTTCTAGCAGCAGCAGCATCTGAGTTTCCAGTAATGGTAGATTTATAAGTTGTAGAATTTACTGTTTCTGTTCCACTATTGAAATTCAATCCACTGGTCACCGACTCTAATGATACGGGAGTGGCTGCAGCTCCAAAGTTTCTAATTAAATCTACTATCGGTTGGTCACTAAAGTTTCTATACATATAACCAGCAGTTGTAACGTTACCGAGCTTTGGAGTCAAAGCATCATCATGAACAGCGTTTTCTAAAGTTAAGCCAGTTCCACTATGAATCGAAGTAACACCTAAACTAGCTTCAACAGAAACACCACTTCCGGTTAACCCCATAGTAAAACCATCTACTATTGGTGTAGCAGCAAGAGAACCAGTAATAGTTCCTGCGCCTGATGAATTTTGTGCGGATGGTGCAAATGTTGCTACAACACGACCATTCGATATAACATTCATACTATCAGCTTTATAACCACCGATATATCCAACCTTAACGATTGTTACTGATGCTGCGTTTCCTCTAAAATATTCTTGAACTGCATATGGTGTATAGTAATCTGTAGTGTAAGATCCAAACTTCGTTTCAAAGTCTGCAAAGCTTGTTACTACTGTTGGAACGAATGAAGGACCTTCTTTTGTTGGTCCTACTATAGCTGCTCCAATTTCTCCTATACCTGCAGGTAAGAAAGATAGATCCCTTTCTCTGGTAAAAACACCAGGACTGACAATTCTTTCTGCCATTAGATTTCTCCTAAGTTAAATTAAATAAAATTTTGGTTACATATAAATATAACTTACAATTCCCAAATACAATTACTGAGGAATTTATTTTTTACTATTTATTACTTATCTTCCTCTTCGGAAACTTCTTCTGTTGGTGTAAATACTCCTGTTTGTGGATCTAATGTGCCTGGTCCATATTTTTTATTCAATTCCGATACCAAAGACCGTTCTGAATCTTGATTATCAATGTAATCAGCTTCTAATTTAGCTTCAGCTTCTTCAAGATTAGCTTTCTGTTGATCTAATAGAATTTTTTGGACACGAATTTGACCAAATCCCATTTGAACTGATTGATATTTTTGACTAAGCTCATTTAATGATGCTATATCCTCTTCGGTGAATTTAATTTCAGCCATAATTTTAACTCCTTGTATTTATTTTAATATATATCTTATTTTTAAGTTTTATAACTTTATTATATATCTATTGATATAAATAGAACTTTTTTTTACTAAAGTGTATTTTTTTATTTATTAATTTATATAACTAATCTATTCTTTTTGTATTGCTCCACTCTACATCGATATTTTTTTTAGTTTCCCACCACTTCTGCAAGCCTTTTGATATTTTCTCTTTGTGTTGAATGGTTTTTGGCTGTTTCATCTTTTCAATCGTATTTAAGGCTAACTTTCTGTCCATTTGAGCACACGATTTACAGACTGTATTGTTACCTACTGCTCTATCAAAAGAATCTTTTCTGGTATAATAGATTAATCTATTACAATCAGGACATTTTCTATTTTTTCTATCCTTCCAATGGCGTTTTCTCATATTAATAAATATAAGAAAATAGTAAAAGAAAAGTGGAACTATTGTTTTTTTACGAATTAAATTTACCCATAGTAACCACTTCATCGGTATAAGCATCTAAAGAATATCCTAAAGATGAAGTATTAACATTCAAAGCAAAGATAGAGCTATTTTGTTGAATTGAAAGAGCATCCGGCTCCATCAACATCCCATTAATCCAAAAATAAAAATCGTTTAAATCGGTAGCCTTTAGTCTAAAATCATCAGATGCAGTTACGGCAGTGAAATGAACTGTATCTCCGCTTTGTATACTTCCTGTATGAACAAAATTCTTTCTTAAATGTTTATAGTTGTGTATACTATCCAAATAGTTACGAGCGGTAAATTCACTAACCAAGCTACTACTACTTTCTCCATAAGCTAATCCCATTTCTCTGAAAGAGGATGTTACATAAGCAATTGTCTTTACCCAAGGCTTTTGAGAAAAGTCATCGATGGTATGATTATTAAAAGTAAAAGTGCTGTATTTAATATCGCCTGTCTGTTCTCCAGTCATAGAGAATGATCCGGATACTCCGTGGACATCATCGTTGGTATCACCAAACAATGTCGATCCGCTTCTAAATATTGCTGATGAGGTTACTCCACCATGAA